TGGCGTTTGCTCTTCGCTACAAGTATTCTGACACTGGCATTGACGGTGTTGTGCATACTGTTGGTGAAAACGGTGTTGGTCAAGGCCATCATGTTGAGGCTTCTTTGACCGCTGGTACGAAAGCTAAAGGTTCGTCCGGCGCACCTACTGGTGAGTTAGGTCACAACGTTGTCGAAACTGAGTATACCGGTATTTCTGGTACTTCCGGGGAAAATACGGTTGAAGGTGTGTCGAAAGACTTCGGTCCAGATGGTACTGATACATCTACGATATCGACATTATTTGCTGATGAAGGTGTTGCTACAGACGGCGTCACCAGTGCTGGTTCAAGTGGCCGCTGGGTCACAGGTGGTTACTCCGATGAAGATACTGGTTTTGCTGCAGCTTTGGCAAGTTTTGAACTTGACAATGCTAAGAATGCTGGTACTGTTGAGTTGAGCTTCGAGAAGACAGCTGTTGAGGCTGGTACTCGCAGGCTGAACGCTCGCTGGTCAGTCGAGTTAGAGCAGGATCTTAAGAATATGAATGGTATTGATGTTGACGCTGAGTTGACAAATGCTATGTCATATGAGATTCAAGCTGAAATCGATCGTGAGATGATCATTCGCATGGTCCAGGCTGCGTTGCAGGCTGGCGGCGGAGTTGGTTATTCGGTTTGGCAGTCTGCGAAGGCAGATGCTCGTTGGTTAGCTGAGAGAAATCGTGATTTCTATCAGAAGTTGATCGTCGAGGCTAACAGGATGGCTGTTCGCAATCGTCGGGGTTCTGCTAACTTTGTTGTTGCTACACCTCGTGTCTGTGCTCTTCTTGAGATGCTCCCTGAGTTCTCTTGGATGACAGTTGACGGAAACGTTAACTCGCAACCGGTTGGTGTTGCTAAGGTTGGTAACGTTGGTGGACGTTTTAACATCTACCGCGATACCCGCACCGAGGCGCAGAACTTAGGTACTGCGGATGAGTATTCGAAGATTGAGTATGCGTTACTTGGTTATAAAGGTCCTGAGTATTATGATACTGGTATCATTTACTGTCCTTATATCCCGGTGATGGTGCAGAGGTCTATTGATCCTAATTCCTTCTATCCGAAGGTCGGTATGTTAACACGTTACGGCGTTGTTGATCACCTCTTTGGTGCTTCAAACTACTACCATGTAGTGTTTGTGAAGGGACTTGGTCAAGATATAGCCAATGCATCCACACATGTCTATTCGTAATCTTTAACAGATTATATGCAAAGAGCGTCCGAAAGGGCGCTCTTTTTTTATTGTCTAATGGTCTTAATCCACGGGATAGTTTCATCCCACATCATATCATCAATTAGGTCTATTTTATTAGCTCTAACTGGATTAATATCCCATCCACCTCTCCTTGTATACAAACATGCAACCATTAGTTCCCGCGGGGAGAACCTATCGTACAAGCGTTTATAAATAGTTTCACATATTTCCTCATGGAAGTGGTTTTCGTCTCTAAACGAAACAATATATTCAAGTAGGTCTTTATGTTTAGGTAACCAAAATCCCTCTACATGTATAAACACATCTCCCCAATCTGGTTGCGATGTAACCCGACAATTACTTTTAAGTAATGATGACATTACATTTAACTCATTTGGCTGGTCCCAGCTCATATATTTTTCATGTGTACTATATTCATCAAAAATAGATGGGTCTTCTTTGTATTGAGTTATATTAAATTTATATTTTTCATGGAGAGGTAGCTTTTCAACAAGATGGTCTAATCTTTTATATTTCTTTTCTGTAAATGGATTAGATAGACCTTTTAAATCTGTATCACAAGAGAATAATTTAACACGTACTTCAGTTTGTAATAGCTTACTGAGATCCTCAGCTGCATGATATTCAATATCACTTACCACTTCTTCTATAGTCTCACCGAATTTTGTCATATTGAAACTATTCCAATATAACTTCATAGATTTAGATTCAACAATATATTTACTATCACAAGGATACACTACTTTAGCGACAGCGTTAACAGGCAGTCCATTATCCATTAATCCTGAAACCTCATATCCGTTCCAGACATCATATCCTACAAACGGTAAATCTTTATCTTTAATTTTAAGATGTTCACGATTGCTGGATCTAGGCTCTCTTACTAAGAGCTTATTATCATATTCGGATTTATATTTACTAGTTTTACCTAGATGCTTACTTACGTTTTTATTGTCGAGCTTTGTCATCTTCAATAATTTCTATCATACTATTATAACGTTTTTCCATGCTACCTTCAAGCACAAAAACGTTCGGAAATTTTCCTAATATCAATTCTTCATATAGTTTGATGATCGCATTGCGAAAACTTTCACTTGTAGATCTTTCACCATCATGAATTAAAGAAACATCATAAGGACTAGTATAAAAGATACGATCATATTTTTTAATATACCTTCTCAACATTTTTGAAAACATCATATCTGTAAACTCGTCAACTTTACCTTCCATTCGAAAGTATCGAGTATAAATATAACCATCTATAATACATCTATCTAAAATAGTATCTAGATTTTCATTAGAGTATGTAAAGATATTATTTAGATGCTCAGTTAATATTGCAAGTTGAGTGTCAGTATAATTTGCCGCTTCATCATTAATCGCAAATCCGAATCGCTTTAATTTACGAGTAACTTCAGGAACTCCACGCCAAGCTCGATGAGTCTCTCCAAAGGTTACCTCATTTATAAAATAATTAAGTAATGTCGTTTTTCCGGACGATTGAGCTCCTGTCATGGATATAAGCATACTATTTTCCCCAGTTACCGTTATCGACTATCTGAGCAATTTTGCAATATAAACTTGTATCTTTCCAAGCATCGACAATAGGTTCATTGACAGCTTCATCGGTACGTTTCTTAACGATGAGATTAATGAGTCTCTGTACTTTATCATGAATACGGAATACTAGTCCAGCCTTAGCAACTAATCGTCCATCAGGTTTAGATAGGTCTTGGCCAACAGAAATATTAGTAGGACCGTAGTCGTATTGCTTCTCAATGAATAATTTATATTCTGCTTCAAGCAAGACTTTTAACATATTACATGTCTCAGGATACTCCTGCTCTACTTCCTGTTTAACTGTTTCGTAATCTTTCATTTAAAAAATTTATCCATAATCCTGAAGATGCAACGTGTAGAGCATCTAGAAGGTCAACAAACGATTCGAAGTTGTTGTGTATCATTTTCTCAGCTACAACTTCTCCAGAGTCTAATTCTGGTATTACTTTATGTATCACACATCCTACTCTTATATGGCTTTCATTCCAAGCCTTTTTTTGAGGATCCATACCTTTGAGTTCGGGATGTTTTGTAATTAATCCCGGATGACCATTATAAATAGTAGATGATTTAGTAAAGTCTGGAGGTAAGATTCTAAGATAACCATGAAGAGTAATAAGTACTTCGTCTTGCCATTTTTCATTTAAAATAGAATACCCTAATATGTCTGCAACTTTAAGATAATCTATTTCTTTAGGCCAGTTCGGTAATGTAATATATTTGTTTAATCCGGTCGGGTATACACGAGTGGATTCAACTACAGAAAGGAGGTCTTTATTTACTCCTTCGGTGTTTTGTTTATTTGTAACAAAAACATCAGGCCATCTGTCAATAGCTTTAGAGACGTTAACTATTTCAGAACCAGTTTGACTAAAAAATGCTACCCACTTCATCGTCCGATAATGCTCTTAAACATCTTTGTGTTGTATCTAATAATTTCTTTTGCGTCTTCATCAGGATCAGCATGGATAAGATCTGCTAATAATTGACTAGGCTTGTGACTGAGACCAAAATCTCCATTATACTGATATCCTAACAAGCCTGCTACTACTGGATTAGATGTATCAAGGCTTCTAATATTATAGATATTATTAACTACATACCATTTAAATTCTCTTGCAAGAGAAGCACCTAATAAGTGATGAGGTTTATCCCAATTCCAATACCCTTCATCAATAAGTCTTTTTACAAGATTTTGTCTCCCGGTAGTTTGTCTCGTAAGCTTGGAGTTATTTAGTTTGGCCACTGTCGTTGGCTCTATTATTCGGCTAAATCCTGTTACATCATACATACTAAAATCAAAACTAATAGCAATATAGTCCGCATGCGCCGACATGAACCTATAACATTCAATTACATCTGTCCATGTCTTACCTTGTACGGCTCCGATCGTCGCTCCAGGTAGCTCCTTATAATCTTTTGTAAATGCCTCAAAATTTGTCATTGTACCTTCTGATGATTCTAATACATCAGGTACAATATAATAATTTGGTCGTATTTTCTCACACCACTCTGCATATTTTTCCGAATCAAATGCTTCCTTAAGCTCAAAAATAGAATTATCTAATAAAATTTCTCCTTCTGGGTTCTTCGCTTTATATCGACCAAGAAACCAGTCTCTGTATTCCGGTTCTTCTTCCATTAAATGTACTAAACAATATTGGTAATCGTTATATTCCAGTGATTCTGGAAGAAGAGTGATGGGTGACTCATGCGAGACTTTAATCATCTGAGTATTATAGCGGTTTTACTCTAAAGATCAAGTAATAAATAATTATATGGCTTTTAGCTTTGATACATTTGTTGAGGATCAGAAGCAAACTGCAATAGATGTTGTAGATACTGTTACTCCGTCTCAAATAAAACAGGTAGCTGCAGCATATAAGGAAGGCTTAAATGCTTCTCCTAAGCAAGTTATTAATGAAACTCTAGAAAAGTTTACTGGAATTGATTTAGGACAGGGAGTTGGTCTAGATGGTGTCGGTGCTCAAGTTAAAGATTTTATAAAAGGCCAAGCTGCAGGTTTAACGATGCAATTAGAACAACAAATCTTAGGTTGTATTAATACTCAGATTAGAGATCTAATGAATAAAGTACCAGCAATAGATTTTATATTAAATTTTGAAGATAAGATAAATGGTATACTCGGTAATTTTCGTAATAAATTAGAGTTTAAGATTGATGCTGAATTAAGAAAATTAACATATAATAAAATTAAAATTCATCAAGTTACTTTATTTAAACAACGTATTAGAGCACAAATTAAAAGTATTTGTCCAGGTGCAGCTCCAGCTAGTGTTGCTGAGGTTCAGGATTTTAATAATAAAGTAAAGAGATTTATAAGAAAAAGAACGAATGACAATAAAATTGATGATGCAGAGACTACATTACCATCAACTGAAATAAACACTTCAGGCTCTGGAGCAGCCCGGTATGTAACACGTGATGAAGAACAAGGTCCTTCTAATAGTTTTGTAAGAGAAATGAAGCAGAAGGGTAAAAAAGAAGCTTTTGCGAAAGAACAAGCCGGGCCTGTCGCCGCCGTAGTTGCTGATGAAGCGAACAGTCAATTAGAGGAGAAGGAAAAGAAAGAGGAAGAGGGAGAGGGAGTACCAGCATTGTTAGATACAGAGACTACAGCTGAATTAATAGGAAAACGATGGCTCGGAATATTTGTAATAGATCATTCTTCACAAACTCGATATAAATGGAGCGGTGTGGATGGCGCATTGTTAAAAATCTACATGGCTATGAACAAAGACATTGACGCAGACCCCGAGTTTACCAGCAGCGATTGGTGGATCCGGCACTATAGTCTCGCTATACATAAGGCGGACAGCGCCACGCGATTGACACTTCCAGAAACTGGTGGATATATAAGCATACTTTATCTACGACAAGATCGGGATGCTACTGAAGATTCTATGACTGGACAATGGCACGTTCCAGTAATCTTTAAACTGGTAACGAGAAAGTTTGAAGATAGAAGTAAGTGGGGGTTTGGTGCACAGTCAAAAGATTATAAGGAGTGGGATGCCGGTGAGAAACTTCCAAGTACTGAATGGGAAGAATTTAATGGTTCTGGGAATACACATATGGCAGCAACGTTAGATGCTATAGGAAGAATAAAAAAAGAAATAGAAAGACAGGAAGCAGAAGAGTTTCCAGCCATTATTCCTTCGAAGAAAGGTAAGATTCAGGATTGGCTAATAGATGAGTGATGGAGAAAGATGAATGAGTATATATGTAAATGCAAATCCGGATTCTAAGTTAAATCCAAAGAAAGAATATTTTGGAAACTATTTAGGTATAGTTATACAAAATAATGATCCTGATAAAGGGGGTAAAATTAAAATATGGATACCTCATATCTCTCCTACAGTATATAAAAACTGGGAAGAGACAAATGAAGATAAGGCTTTTAAGTTTATCGGTAGGAATATTGGTAGTGATATTACAGATATTGTAGAAGAGCTTAAGAAGATTATACCGTGGGCTGAATGCGCTGCTCCTATTATAGGAAGTATTTCTCCTGGTAGATATAATGCATACGAACAAAAAGCTACTATATCAGATTCAAATAAAGCTACAAGTATATATCCATCTGATGATGATGAATCAGTCGGTGAATTAAAATATAAACTTAATGATGATGGTATAGGTGAAAAACCTGCTCGTAAATATGAAGTACATAAATTAAAAGTATCTGATGCATTTACTGATAAAGATGAAGTTAAATTTAATAATTTAAATAAGTTTGCTTATAATTATGTACCCACGTCATATTCAAATAGTGCGAAAGGTAGCTTTAGTATTCCTAATGTAGGAGCGCATGTATGGGTATTTTTTGCTGAAGGGAGTCCTAACAATCCTATTTATTTTGCTACTACACATGGTACAGATGAATGGAAAACTATTTTTAATAATTTTACTTCAGACGGATTAGACTATCCAGGTGCATATGAAAATATACCAAGCGAGTTAGATCCTAATTATAATCATAATACTGAGACTTATAGAAATAAATACGTTATAAATCAAAAAGGTGGTACCATAGAAATTGTTAATACTGACAATAGAGAGATATTAAAATTTACTCATTACTCTGGTTCATTTAAAGAATTTAATAATGATGTTAATATTGAATTTGCTACAAATAATAATCAAAAATTAGTACAGGGAGATGAATTTTTTACTATTAAGGGATTTAAAAATACTTATGTAGGTAGAGATTATGATCAAATTATAAATGGAGATTATTATAAAAAAATTGGAAATTTAAATCAAGAATTGCAAAAAGAATGGAGAGATTTAATGGAGCCTGTTGGCGATGCGAAGCAATTATTTGAGATAAAAAGAGCTTTAACTATAATTGATGATAACGAATCAATTAAAAAGACAAGCGGCGGACAAGAGCAGGAAAAAGTTGGTGATGGTTTTGGGCCATGTCCTTTATGTTCGGAGGTTACTACTAGAGATAGGATATGGGAAAATTCATATGCATTTACTTCTGTTACTCCTAATACATACACAAGCACAGTAAGTGTTTTTAATCATAGTGCTGGAGTGGTATCTGTTAACTCTGACATTGTAAGTAAATTAATTAACCCATCCAGTCCTACGGATTTTCTAGGGAGCGGCTCATGTCCTGTTTGTGGTGGTTCGGCAAAAAGTCCTTCTAGTTATAACGGTACGTGGGCTAAAGAAAATAAAGATGATTTAGTTATTACTTCTATACGCGGCAAAATAAAAGAGTTAATTAATATAGAAAAGAGATTAGGTCTAGGTGGTAGTGAAATTATTAATATTAGTAAACATAAAATAGAAAACATTGGTTTAATAAATAATGATTTTCCTTCTGTTCGTATAGATGAAAAAGGTAAAATAGAAAATTATGAAGCAAAAGTATTTGCAAAAGGAGTTGCAACTACAAAGAAAGAATCTGCTTTAATAGAATATGTACATGTAGATGACTTCCCGGGCGGTGACTTTACACAGAATATTGGGAACAAGTGGAATGTATTAGTAGGCAGTGGTGGTGTAAGTATCAAATCATCAGGGGGTGTTGATATTGGAGGTACAATTACCAATATTGCTGGCCAACAAGTTAATATAAGCTCTGAGTATGAAATTAATATGTCATCTAAGAGAGTTAATATTACCGCTGAAATGTTGACTTTACGTAATAAAAATAATAGACAGGTACTAGTAGATGGTAATCTAGGTGTTAATCAGAATGTTGTTATTGGTGGTGGTTTACATGTAGAGGGTGAGCTTAGTGTACAGCATATTACTGCTCCTGTTGAGATTCAAGAAACAGAGCCTGTTATTGTAAAGGGTAAAATATTATCTGGAAAGTATATTGGTGATGTAAGTGCTCACTCAACAGTTACGTCAGTCGATTGTGAGATGGTTATTGAATTATATCCTCACACACATCCGTTCAAGAACGTACCTCTTAAGTTAATGGCATCAAAAGACGATGTAAGAAAGGTAGGAGCTAAGACAACAGACAATCAAGGTATGACCGCCGCAATACCCGTAGTACATGAAAAGAAAACTGGTGAGACAGGTCCCACCAGTTAGTGTTGTTATATGAGATGAGAGTTAAGCAACCTCAACATTAATTACTTTATGTTCTTTACCAGTGTGATCATCACGATCCAATCTAGGAACAGTAATGCGTAAAACACCGTCAGTAATTTTTGCGTTTAATTGTTCAACGTCGAAGTCACCACCATCAATTCTGAATGATCGGTTATATGTTTCTTCCTTCGAACCAGTCTTTGTAGTAATGGTTCGTTTAGCTTCAACATATGCCACATCAGTATCATCATTGTAAGTGACCTTGAGATCTTCCTTCTTTACGCCAGGAAGATCGATTTCAACATTTGAGCCTTCTTTAGTCTCGTTAAACCGGATATTATCATTCGAAAATGTTTCAAATGGCCCAGCAAACGTTTGTTCTAGTGTATTAAAAAGATCAAACATAGGACTGTATGATCTTGCTACCTGCGGTTTTGTTAAGTAATTTAATAAGTTATTCATAACATAAGTATTTATGTCATCGAATTTGGCGTTCCACTTTTTTTCCTGTTCTTATGTTCTGGATTATCATTTTCCTATAGGATCCTATCTTTATAGTGAAATTTACTGTGTCTCCAGATATGACAGGTTGGTTTTCGATTGTTCCAGGGTATCTATAATTTTTCACTACATTACCTCTTACAGTTTCACGAATTTCAAGCTTTACTGAACTACCCTGCTGTGTAGCAATTGCATAGTAAGTTTCATTTTTATTCATTGTAAATATTTATAACCCTTGTATTAATAGTATCTAGATATTAAATATTTTATATGGCAGAGGTTAAGAAGGCTAGGCTATTTCTAAGACGTGGTACTGATACCGACCGAAAAACTACAACCTTATGCGACGGTGAACTAGGTTATTCAACGGATGCTTTTAGAGTTGTTATTGGTGACGGATCTACTATAGGTGGTAGATCTCTTGGCTCTACTGCGTTTATTAGTGGTGGAGCATTACAACATAGTTTTCATACAGTATTGACTGAAGCCTCTGCTGGTGGTTATGCTACGAAAGGAGATTTTGCTGTCGCACCAGCATCAGGATATTATAATGCTGCGGGCGCTTTTGTAAATGTTCCGGACAGGTGGGCTACTACAGTCATGCTATTAACCGCTGATCAGGTACCTGGTTCAGAGAGTCAATCGTCTCATAATTCTTGGGTCGCAGTTAATTCAGGAATACCATGGGGCAATTTAAATGTTTTAGACGACGACATTTCTGGTGATAAAGTTCACGCTGGTAATATTTCTGGTAACGTTGCTGTGTCTGCTGGTGATCTTACTATTGGCGGCCAGGCTTCTGATCAAGTATATTTGTCAGGTGTAGGTATAAATGCACAAACAGTACCCACAGGTACTATTATTTATCCACTTGGTATAACAAGTACAGCTGAAGTTACAGCCGTAAATTCTATATTTAATTTTGGTACACCATCTGTGGAGACAACCGGCGGCAATAACATTGGTCATGTAACAGCTAATTTAACTACTGGTCCTCTTTCTGCTAAATTAACAGACGGAAACGTTACTACTAATTTTAACGTTGATTCATATGGATCTACTACATTAAATAGCGCTGCGATGAGGATACATAATGCAACAGTGTCTCAAACTAGTGCATATCTATCTGGTGGAGCTGGGTATGCTATCATGGGCACGGAGGATTTTGAAGGCGTTGGCAATCAGGTTAAGTTCGGAACATATATTATTAATCAAGCAGCTTGTACAGCAAAGTGGGATGTTGACTTTACGAATATTATAGAATTTTATGTAGAGTTTTTTGGAATCGAAGAAGAATATAATTGTGCATTTCTGGGGTGTCATAATTTTCAATCTGGATTCAGCCAAGTATTACACTTTAGCGGAAAAACCTCCCACGATGACCGGAGTGATCAACGGCGCGGGCCACAGTATCAGACGATTACAGTACCTAATTTTGGAGATTTTACTAATAAATTATTTTATTTACATTTCGGAGAAAGTACTTTCCATAATTACACCGGGGCCGCAACCAATATAGAATCTGGTTTTATAATTAGATCAGTTAGAGTGAAGTAAGAGTTATTTTTCCCAAGGAAAAACTATCCAATCATTATTATCAAATTCTCTTACCGTGTAATCAGGCATGAAGATTGTCTTGGACTTATAATATAACGTAGCAAAATCCCAAGTTATATTATATTGATCATTAAATATAACAAAATTACCGTACACTTTTTTTAGAGTTAATCCTGTATCAACAAGATCATCAACTATTAGAACCCTCTCTCTCATTAATTCATCTTGTGTAGGAAAAGAGATTTGTTTTACTACATCATTTATATTATGAGAACCGCTCCGAGGAGCATCATTTTGATAAGATTTTAAATTACATGATAGTAGTTTATCTACTTTTAGTTGTTTCGCTAATAGAGCTGCAGGTATCATTCCACCATTTGCAATACCGAGAATACAGGTAGGGTGAAAATCCTTTACTTTTTTTACTAATAAAGATACGTCTTGCTCAATACTTTCCCAGGATAAATTAATTTTCGAGGTCATTAAGATCTATATTAATCTTTTTACCCATGTATTTTACTAACTTTTTTATTTTATCAACTGCTTCATCTTTTTTAGATTGATCCATTAGTTTTGTATTCTTATATAAATCTAAAATTAAATCAACAGTTACTTCATGCTTTGCTTTTGATACTTTTTTTCTTGGCATTATAAATATTTACAAATGTCTTTATAACTTCAATCTATCAAATCAAGATAAAATTGTTAAATATTTAATATAATGGCTAATTCAGTGTATAGCGAAGTAACAGCTGTCCCAACCGGAGGCTTTGAGAGAGATAGGGTTTTAGATAAATTAAAAACTGCTGATACCGATTTACCTTTTTCGTTTAAACATATAAAAATCAGTCACAATGATTTTGCTATCTCCGATGTATATAATGATAGTATACGCAAATTATATAGTAATTATTTGTTTCTTATAGCAAATGCAGAAATGACAACCAAAACATCTCCTACTACAGGCGATTTCGGATATTGGTCTTTTGATACTACATTTACTCCTGAGCTTTGTTCGGTTGCAACTTTCCCAGTAACTGGTACTAGTACACCATTATTATCTGGTACTAAAGAAACTCATATTGCTAAGAAAACTTTTACTAATGACAGTAATGATTATTTTTTATATTTTAATTATAGTCCAAATCAATCGATTATATTTGAAAGTACTACTACATTAAGTTTATCTAATACATTACTCTCTGGTAATTATGTAGAATTTAATAAAACATTTAAATTTAAAAATGTTGTTAGCGTGGATACAGTTGATAATTTATTATTTGTTCTCGATCAAGGATTAGATACAGTTTTTAAATTTGATATAGCTGGTTTAATAACTAACGATCCTGCGTTGAAGCGTACTGGTATAAACGATTTAGATCATCCTGGTCGGTATTTATTAAAAACAATCGGCGGTCAAGGGTTATCTCAAACTAAAAATAAACTTCTTAGTGCAACATGTTTATCTGTGCATGATGATAGAGTGTATATACTTGATAATGGACATAATAGTTTAAAAGTGTTTGATTTAGATTTTAATTTTATTCATGAATTTAGCTCTCCGTCTAAGTTTAATGATCCTAATACAGGTAAGTTAGTTTCTATAGTTGTCGATGAACAAAGCGACACAAATATAACACCTAAAGGGTATATACTTTCAAAAAAAGGTAAAGTACTTGAATATGATGTACAAAACAATGTAATAGGAGAGCCTCATTCACCGTTTGACATATACGATACTAGGATGCAAGCTGTTACTGGGTTTGAGGAATCTAAAAATTTCACTAAAATAGTGAATAGTAAGTCTTCAAAAAATATTTTATATATTAGTAACAATAAAAACATTTTCAAGTTCTATAAAACTAATTTTAATTTACCAATAACTACATTTGACTTCTCTAAAGCAAATTTTATTTTAGGTAGTACGGACTCTGAGACGCCAAGCGCTAATGAAATTTTATCATTTGATAGTGTATTGCATAATGATGCTGATTATTTAACAGTTACTACCACACCCTTCTCTGCGGTAGATACTAATAATGTATTTATATCTCCGACTGTTACATATGTTTTTGGTGATAAGGATATATCAACAAAATTATATCATGAGAATTTTTATACTAATTATTTTAGTTTATCAGATATATTAGTATTACCGCAAGAGACCGTAAGTAATATAACCTTTAATAAGACTACTAAAAAATTAATTTATAATCATTTTTCATTATTTGAGAATTTAAATAAAAAGGTTTATAGCTATTATAATGACGTTAAAGGTATGTTTCTTATGCCGACATTGTGTACTATAAATTACAAAGCTTTTGACTTACCTTCTAATTTTACTATTGATAGTAATTTCTATATTGGAGTAAATGAACCATTATTAACTGATGTGGTTAATAGACCGTTAGAATTATTATACAATCAGCAAGTGGATTTATTTAATTTAATTAAAGAAGAGAGCTTAAACAATAATCCACCTTCTAATATACCGGCTCGATTACCTGGCCAGAATGAACATGCAACTAATGTTTTATCTTTAACTTCAATTGTCGAAAATGTTAGTGGTGGTACCGTAATTAATATAGGTGTTAAGAGAGAAAATGATATTGATACAAAAAATACATGCTCTTTTAGTTACTACACCACACTCGGTACAGCGGTTGCGACTGATTTTGATCCATTTATAGATGGGTGGACATTGAGTGGTGAAGATTCTTTTAGTAGAGATGAAACATTAAAACCTTTGATATCAATAGGTACAAAGACATTTTTTACAGGTGATAATAAGACATTTAGCTTTATAATAAAACAACAATCTAATTGTGTAATTGATCCAACAGCGCAAGTTTGTGCTATTACTCTGACACCGCGTGAGAATTCAAAATATACTTTAAGTTTATCAGGTACTAGTTGGTCAGTATATGAAGGAAATACTGTACGGGTCGGTATTACAAGAAATGATCCGTTCGGAACAGGAGAATATCTAGAAGACTCTATTGTTAATATTGCAGTATTACCATTTTCAAATATAGCCACTAGTGAGTATGCCCCTCATGCCCCGAAGTCATCTACATATGCGTATACTATTGATGAAGATGAAGATTTTAGTATTCCTATTCCTGCTACACCCGGTACATTATCTGCTGGTGAGTTAAGTGCTACTAGTACATTGCATTTTACAGCAGGTGTTTCTTCTTTAGTGTTTGATTTAAGTGCCCAACCATCAGGCATCGGTTCTTCTGACGAGAAGATTGTAAGTATAGAATTAAGCAATCCGAGTGATTCAGCTACATTAGGAACAAACTATGGGTTGGTGAGGATTAATGAGGAACTTAAGACAATACATTTATTTTTATCTTCTATATCTGCTACATATGAATCAGGCCCAGATATAGGAGGTGGGCTCGCAGTCCCTAATATGTTAAGTTGTGTTAACATATGGGAAGCATTATCAGCAAGCACTGCAGAAACTAATACTGTAGCATGGTCTGCAGTATCAGCAACGAACCCAGTTAGTGCAACATTTACAGTTCATAGTCCATTATCAGTATTTTCTGTATCGGCAGTATCAGGTGCTTTACAATTTGATGCTCCAAATATTGAAGATGGTAGTATTGAGGATTTTGTATATTTAAATAATGGAATTGAGTTTATTGTTGAGGACGGTAGTGCATTGGTTGGAAAAGGAGGTCAAGGCGGCCATGGTGCCTTACATTTATCAGGTTTTGATTTTACTAAGACAACTGGCGCAGGTTCCGGAGATTTAAGTGCTAGTAATACTGCATCATTTGATGGAGGACCCGCTATTAATAATTTTGATACGTACTTTAAACAATTTATAATTAGTAATAGTGGAGCTATTTATGGTGGTGCTGGTGGAGGTAGTGGAGGATTACTAGGTGTAAGTGCTACTAGTATGGCTCATGTATCTTCTTTATCAGCCGGTGCAGGGGGCGGTGGTGGTGCTGGAATTCATTTAACCAATTGCGGCTCTGGCGGTCACGCAGCTATTCATACTATAGAAAGCAGTATTGATGTTTTTGAATATCGTAGAACATTACCAGTTGGGGACTCACGTGGTCATTTAACGATAACTAATGATGGTAGTGACGGCCAGGTTGAAGGCGGTAGCGTTGGTCCAGCGGGAGTTGGCGGCAATGCCGGTGGCTTTAAAGTTGCTACAATTTTTGTTTCAGACTTTGGTGTCGGTACAGCACCCGGTCCGGACGTTGATGACAATACAGTTACATTAGATACGTATCCATCCATGGCTGGGTTAGCGGGCGGTGGAATCGGCCTGGTGGGCGTATTTGACGCCGCGGCCGTTGAACCGACTGGTGGTGTCCATGATAGTTGGACAACTACATTAGAAGATCAATGGAAAATAAGAGCTGGCGGTGCCGCTGGTCTTATATTAGACACAACGAGCCAAGTTCTAACTACTAGTAGTACTGGTACCTTTTCAGGGAGTCAAGGTAACATCGTATAATTCCTTAGAATGATTCTAATGGCGTTCATTAATATAGTATATAAGTATATGTAATGAAGTTCAGCTCCACAGCACAAGACGCTCTTGCTTCGTCTAAATCTTATGCAAATGAATTTAAAAGTAGATATGCTGGTACTGAGCATTTACTTTTAGGTTTAATTGAAAGTGATGATAAGATCTTAGAACAGACTTTTAATCGATTAGATGTAGATATAGGACATTTAAAAGATATTGTTATTAGTATTTTAAATATAGAGGAAACTAATAAACTTTTTAATCCTGAGTCAGGTCCATCATTTACACCTCGAGTTTTACGTATAATAGATTTTGCAAAACGCTTGGCTCAAAAGCTTGAAAAAAATACTGTTGATGTAATACATTTATTCTTATCTTTATTATATGAGAATGACGGTGTTGCTACATCTATTCTTATGGAGTATGGATTAAATTTTGATAATGTAAAAAATGCTATACAAAAAGAATTAGGCGATATTTCGCCCAGTACCAGTCTAAGTAGATCTGCTATACCAGAGAGCTTAGAGCCTTATTTTATTGATTTAACTTATCAAGCTTCAACAAATGAACTACAAAGTACATTTTCAAGAGACGCTGAATTTGATAAAATATATCTTGTTTTAGGAAAAAGACATAATACTAATCTTATTATCACAGGTGACCCTGGTGTAGGAAAAAAGTCTGTAGTATATGAACTTGCGCGAAGGATAACTAAAAAACTTACACCTAATCATTTACATGATAAAAGGATACTTGAGCTTAAGCTTAAAACACTTATTGGTGGTACAAAGTTCAGAGGAGATTTTGAAGCTAGGATGGACGTTCTTCAAGAGTATCTTAAAAACAATACTGATGTAATTTTATTTATTAATGATATTGCTCTTATAACTCGTATTGATGGTACCGCAAATATAGAAGAATATTTTAGTGAACTATTTAATAGTGATGATATTAATTTCATAGGTACATGTACGTCAGATGACTATAAAAAATATATTGATGATATTACAACGATTAGTTCTAACTTTGAAAATATAGTTGTAAAGCAAACTAGCTTAGAAGAGACAAAAGGTATTTTATATAGTATGATACCTATGTATGAGAAATTTCATAACGTAAAATATAATAAAAATATAATAGAAGATATTGTTAAATTATCGTCTAGGTTTATTTTTGATAAAAGTCAGCCGGCCGCATCATTAGATTTATTAGATGAATGTGGCTCTCATATAAAAAATCAAATATCTAATACATCAGAACAAATTGTACAGCTTCAACAAAAAATAGATAGTATACAAAAACAAAAGATCAAAGCTGTAGAAGATCTTAATTTTGAAGATGGTCTTAAATTAAGACGAAAAGAAACAACTCTATCTAACAAATTAAAAAAGGAAGTAGCTAAGCAAAAGGCTGTTGAATTTGATAAAGTTATTACAGGCGATATTGTAAGAGATATACTTAGTATTAAGACAAGTATACCTATAAGCGATATTAGAGGAAGTAGTTTACCTGATTTACATAAAGTAGAACACTCTTTAAAACAAAGATATATTTCTCAGAATAGAGCTATTACAGCATTATTAGATCATTTTAAAAGAGTTAAAACTGGACTACAAGACCCTAGCCGTCCATTAGGTTCTTTTCTTTTTATCGGCCCGACCGGTGTCGGTAAGACGTATTTGTGTGAATTAATTTCTGAATACTTTTTTTATAATAGGCAAAACTATCTTAAGATAGATATGTCAGAATTTATAGAACCACACTCTACAAGTAAGTTAATTGGCTCACCTCCTGGTTATGTAGGTTATGGTGATAGATCAATACTTTGTGATTTTATTAAAACTAATCCATATAGCTTACTTTTATTAGATGAAATTGAAAAGGCTCATCCAGATGTTGTTAATATATTTTTACAAGTTTTAGATAAAGGAGAGTTAACTGATAGTGTAGGTCGTAAGATTAATTTTAAAAATTGTATTATTGTATTTACAAGTAATATTGGTTCTGAATTATTTAATAAGGATTCTATTGGATTTGGTGGGACGGCAATAAGCTCTATAGATTTAGAAAATGCTTGTCAGAAATTCTTTAAACCAGAGTTTTTAAATAGACTAGACGAGATTATTAGATTCGAGCATTTGACAAAAGAAGATATATATAGTTTAGTTCAGATACAATTAAATCTTTTTTGTAAAAAATTACGAGATATTAATAATATAGAGTTTATCTTAACATCTGAAGCTGAAGATTATATAGCTCGTCAGGGCTATAATCGAAAATATGGTGCTCGTTTTTTGAGACGGTTCTTTGAGAAACATATTGAGACAGAGATAGCGTCATTATTAATAAAGAGTAAAACTGAGCTGAAAAAAATAACTTGCAAAATTGAAAATAATAAACTATCATTTGTATGATGATTGCACATAAGTTTGCATATAAGTTTGTCG